TATTGAGAACCATCAAACACTGCCGCAAAGTTCTGGCTAAACTGATTGATATATTGACTAGCATAATCACCGACGAAGGTAGTCGCATAGTCAGTGTCACTATAATTTCCAACGAAGTCCTGTGCGAACGAAGCATCGTAAGATGACGTATAATCACCAACAAAGTCTACCACGTAATCGTCTGTATTATAATCGACAGCAAAGTCTTGGCTAAACTGACTGATATATTGACTAGCATAATCACCGACGAAGTTAGTCACATAGTCAGTGTCATCATACGTGCCTACAAAATCCTGTACGAACGAAGAATCATAAGTGGATGTGTAATCTCCAACAAAGTCTACAGAGTATGGGCTACCCTCGTAAACACTCTGATACTCCGGACTTACGAATGAGTTATCATAATTAGAGACATAATCGCCAGAAAAGGTAGCCGCATAGTCAGTGTCATCATACGTGCCTATAAAGGTAGATTCAAAGCCAGTAGAATAATTTGTGGCGTAGGTAGTTTCGAAAATCGTACTATATGCTGTATTATCATAATCGCTTAGATAGTCAGTAGTATAGTCGCTATTATAGACCGAGATGTAATCGGTCAAGTATTCTATATCTTCATATACAGACTCATATTCATCCGAATATTGAGAAGTGTACTGGGAACTATAATTACTAGTGTAGTCATTCTCATACGTGGTCGCATATACAGACTCATATTGCCCTGTATAATCTACGCTGTAATCTGTAGCGTAATTGATATCTTCATATACGCTGTCATAGTTACTAGTGTATTGACCAGTGTATGAACCAATGTAATCAATTTGATAGTCCGAAGTATATCCTGAATCGTATGCGTCGGCTGTATAATCGCTAATGTAGTCGCCTATAAAATCAGCGGCTAGATAATCCGTACTATACTGTTCGTTAAAAATAGCACCGTCGTATGTAGGTACATATTGGCTAACGTAGTCCCCAAGATATTCTTGCTCATACTGGCTTTGATAATCAGCTTCAAAGTTTTGAGTGTATTCGGCATCATATCCTGTGTCATAATCTGGCGTATAGTTGCCTAGATATTCCGCTTCGTATGTACCTTCAAAGTCAGCAGTGAAATCGCCAGTATATGTAGGCTCATAATTACCTTCATACGTGTCAACATAGTCGGTTGCATAATCTTCTACATATTGACTTGAATATGCAGGTGTTGAAACATAACCTGGGTCATAATAATATTCTAGTCTAGTATCAATCGCACTACCACGAGCAACCCACGTTCCTGTTTCAGTAGGCGCACCTTGAGTAGATGATCTTAGTACATATTTACCAATACCGGTAGTGGCAATGGCTTTCTTAACTCTTTCGCCAAAAGTAAATTCGACTTGATTGTCTGTATACTCATTTAATCCTGCGTATTCACCCAAGACGCGCTTCGGATATACAAGATTAACTTGAGTAGGCGCAGTACCTGACTGTCTTAGCCATATCGAGTAGTCAGTAGTCGATCCGTCTGCGCGTGTATCTGTAAATACGTTGCTAACAAATTGAACCCAATCAGAGCCTGGGCTGTTAGCATTTAATCTGTATGTGCCTGGCAATTCGTTTGCCATAATTCGTATGACTAATTTTTCGCAGAACGAATCAAGTTCTGCATCAGACATTTCTTTGATACCATTTGGCGTTAGATATCTGGTCCAGAAAACAGGGTTCTTTTTGTGTACGCTTTGCGTAACAATACCAGCATTGGATTGATATAAGTCATATTGAACGCTAGTCGCTTCTGGCGGTAATGTTTCTTCAACATCGACAGTCGCAAACGATATAGACGCGTTAGCGGTATTATTAGTTGTGTTGTTTAAGTCAGTGGTACTCACATTCAACGAAAAGTTTATTACTCCAGGTTGAGTCACCTTAACCTCAAACTGTGAGATAAATGTGCCTGTCAGACCATAAACAAAATCTTCCCATTCGACGCGAGTATCTTCGATGATAGACGCGGACGGTGTTGTTGTTACACTTTCTGTACTGAAGAGTGCTGTACCAGACTCGGACAATTCGTGAGCGATCTCTTCAAAACCTGTCTGAGCATCACCTGTAACAATAACTCTTACAGTATCGCCAACAAAGATAGGAGAGGGAAATTCGTTTAATTGTGTGAATGTCGCAGTATGAACACCGGTAGTTGTGTCCGATATATGATCGACAGCTAGATTAACTGTCCATGTTGTTCCTGGAGTAGAACCTATAGTGGTTTCGTAAAACGTATCATCGATTGAACCGACTAGAGTGTTAGCAGTAGAGGTTGTAGTTAGAGCCGAAGCATCTTCTGCGCCCATTTTACCTAGATGAACACCCGCCCTATAAGCAATGGAATCAAGATCAACGGAAGCTAATTCTTGAAGCGCGCCATTGCCAAGATGTTTTAAGGGTAGAGACATAGGTGTCAGTCTTCTTATTCGTCAAGAGTTACAGTTATTTATACGTTATCAGAGACTAACAATTCTAGTATTTTTTTAATATCCTCTATGTCTTTTTGGAGACTATCGACCTTATTCTCTAAGGCTGTATGTTCAATTTTCTTTGCGGCTCGTATTCTTTTTTGGGTTCTAGCTAGTTCGATTGCTTTTGCATCTACACTTAGTATAGCGTTTGTTTCAACATCTCGAACTAAACTAGGAACCCCCTCGACTTTTATGTGACGATAATTGATCATACCGCTAAGTACTTGACCACACTATTGCCTATGGTTACTGGCTTACCACTATTCTTACTTTCTAGAATGAACTTAGTCTGAACTTGACTAAATGGAGGTATTGTGCCATTCTTATCACCGACTAAGAATTCAACGGAGCGCACACTTCCATCCTTTACGATAGCGTCAGTAGGATTTTGAACTACCCACGGTGTGTTCTGAATATCTTGATCAGAAGAACAAACACGATATGCTAATCTAAAGTTGCATTCCGAGTGAACGGACGCGTCAGTCTTTATTTGAATACCAACAGCAGTCTCTTGCAATACTACAGGGCTATTAATATGAGACGCTACTGTAGTACTACCCGTTGCAGATGTTTCAGCGACAGGATAGATATGCGGTGTAACTGACGGATCATCGATCAAGTTGTTAACAGTTATTAACGAAGAACGCTGTAAATCAATGATAGGAGAAACAAAATCGCTTGCTGATTTCATATCAACCTTGAAGTAAGCAGAGGCAATGCCCGCACCAATATCTGAGTCTTGAGAATAAGAGTTATATAACGTATTGACCTTCTCAAAATCAGTGTTTGTCTTAGGCGTGATTCTCGTATACTTCGTATCTCTTACGAATCGTGTTTCAGAACCAGATACAGACTTACCAGAAGTAAATTGTGCAGAGACATCAATCGAAGTCGTGTTAGGTATTATCGATTCGATATGAGGATTAGCGACAGAAAAGTTAGTGTTTCCTAAAGAAAGACATTTCTCACCACCACCAACTTCAGTAGTAGTCGCTGTGACTCTATTACTTGGATCAATCTCGAAACGATATCCGTATGCATCGACATCAATAACTTCGAAACTACCGCTTAACTGCGCAGAACTGAATCCACCTATTTCGGCACAACTATCTAGTCTAGCACCATCTCCTGGCTGTAGACCGTGATTGGCGTGACGAACATATATTTTATGATCACTAATTGTAGTTTGTAATGGGTTCTCACTCAATAGTCTAGCAGGAACATCAGCATTTTTCAATACAAGACTGCCGTTAGCTCCACCGTTCGTACCAAACTTAGCGCGTGTTAGCTTGAACATTAAGTCTTGATCTTTCGAATCAGTCCAGTTAACACCATTCTGAGGTAAGAACATTGCTCCTGGCGCAGACTGTGTTGTGATCGATCTAGCCTTCGAATTGATTACTGGTTCGCGAGTCTTTGCAGTGTAAAGCTCGTACTCTGTAGATTGCGAAGTGACCACAATAGCGTAGTCTTGCCCAGGCGATAAGTAAAGTGGCTCTTCAAATACGAAAGGTGTTGGTGCACCCTGAATAGTAACCAATTGATTCGTATTAGATGTTGCGACAACATCAGCACTATTAACATATACATGTGAATCAGGTATAATGTCTGAAGTTGACGGCTTGCCATTCTCTACCGGACGAATATGAACAGATACAGGTAAGCCAGTAGTCGTTGGCTTTGACTTGAAGAATAAATCAATCTTAGTCAATGTAACACCAACATCGTTACTAACATGAAAAGTCTGCGCTAATGGATTCATCGTAGCCGCTTGGACTGTAGCAGGTAAAATGTCTGCAAACTGATTAAAGTTAATGTTAATATAATCGGACAAAACTTTCGACATTTGAGTATTGTTTGCTAATGTCTGTAGAGCCGCACCATCTAGTGCAACACCATCAGGTCCATATAAACCAGATAACTGAGGATCGATTAGCTTAACAGAAGCCGCAGGTACTCTATCGAGTACACGTTTCAATTCTTTAGCAGAGTAAAGTTTACGTGTGTAGTTGTAAGGATAAAGATATTTATTGCCTCTTGAGCGCGTAAGAGGATTCCACCATACCCATGGCAACAAGCCCTTAGCAGTATAATGCGTAAATGCTTTACTGTTTGCACTAGCCCAGTCGTTCACGTTGATATCAAGAAGTTTAAATTCTCTTGCACCGGCTCTAAATCGTAGATAATATCTATTATATCTTCCACGATATTTTGTGTGTTGTAGCGCATACTTAGGTGTAATATTAGGTATGAAGAATGACCCAATGACTTCACCGTTGGCATCAGCAATAAGATCAGTAGTTCCGTCAGGGTGACCAGACATTGTTGAGTATGTATTCTTATTACCAATATCATCTACTCGATCTGACCACTGAACGAATGCAACTTCTTCTCGACACCATGCAGAGACATCTTTACCGTCAAAGAATGGAGTAAACTTAGTGTTCGGAGTTAAGCCTTGCGCCTTGAAGAAAATCTTTCGTGATCGAATCCATGGTACAAGGGCAAGATCGACTGTTCTATCGCCAATCACTCTACGTAGACTTTCGGAGGCTACTACTCGTCTAACATTAGCCGTGAAATTAGATCCGTTAGTTCGACCACCCCAATTCCACTGCCAGTTATTCCAGCAATGCGCTTGTTTTGCGGACAGCTTATTAGTACCAGCTAGAACCTTAACAGCATCTTGAATAGACTCTTTCCATTCATCAGTAGAAGGAGAAAGTTTTAATGTACCAACATTGTCGATCAATCCAAAAGGATTAATCTTTGTAGTACGTGAAGCGAGTTTCTGGAATGTCCATTCTGCGGAATCGTGCGCAAGATAGATGTTATCGCCCTTCTTGACAACACCCGTACTTGAATGTGATGTTGTGAAAGCATCAGCAGTATTGTTTGGTACGTAGACTAGTCTAGTATTACCTTCTTCGAATGATGGTCTAATCAAACGATTCTCAGGATCTATCGAAGCTCTATGATCAGGTGAACCCGTGTCGGTGCCAGTATGATCAGTCGCTTCGTTGACTTGAAGACCACTAATGATACGAATTACGCCATCACTGTCAAGTACGTTATCAAGACGCGCTTCTAATTCAAAAATACTAAGTGAAGTAGACTCTTCTATAGCATCGATCTTATTTTCTAGATCACCGATATCTTTCATCGTGTAGCCACGTTGTTGAGCAGTAGGCACGACAACAAGATCATTTTCATCCTTGGTGTTTGCATTCAATATGATCTTATACAATTCCATAGAGTTATCAGGTGTCTCTTTGAATTGTGGATCGCGGGCTTGTTGCCCCATTAGAATGTTGATCTCACCGTCATGAGTCATGATAACTTTATCAGCACGAGGCAAATAATAATTAACGTCAGCAGTGATTAAAGAACCGTTGAGAGGAAGCGCAGGTATATTCGACACTGTGCCCGCAGTATTTTGATCAGGTCTAAAGTCGATAACATCATGCAACGATATCTCTTCACCAGTATTCGTTATGTGCTTAGGAATATCACTATATGGTACGTTGTATGAATTGACCGCATAGAAATCGCCTGCACCACGAGTGAACGACTTGAAGTTTACATAGATTGTGCCTGGATCTGCGAAGCCGTCTTTAAGTACTAGGCGACCGTCACCGTAATAATTGTCGCGTTGACCATCATCTATTGTAAAGATAGACGATAAATCATTACCAGCACTATTGTTTTGTCTGACAGAATCGACAGAGTAGATATCAGGAAGACCAAGATTAAAATACGTAACACCAGATACCGCATCTACAGAAGAGGTGAATGAAGTCGTGCCCGAAGTAGTAGCAGTCTTAGGCTTTATCGTAGCAGTCTTTTGCACAAACGCGATAATTTTATAATCGTCAGTAGCTTGCGCGAGACTCGTTACAGAAGCATCGCGACCACTGTTAGTTATAGTAACAACATAAGTACTTGGTAATTCCACACCACTGGTTTGAGCAGTACTTAATATCCACTCAGAAGATTGTGTGTAAGATTGACCAACAGGTAATTGATCTAATGTGACCGCATTACCAACAGCAGTTTTCGTCTGGTACTTCTGAACTGTTACTGTAATATCATCAAAGTCTGAAGGTCGTGCGTTGTTAGTAGCAAATAATAGATCGTTATTATCAGTCTCGTATAATTTAATACCGTTTGTGGCGACAACTATGTCAAAATAATTAGTAGAAGCCGTACCTAGACTTCTTATCTGGGCAATAGATTGACCGGGTTGCATAGTAACATCATAGACAAATACTTTTTGTACGGTGTCGCTGAAGTGTTGAATTCCTCGGACTCTCGCTGTACCGACTACAGAACCGCCCGCAGTGACAGCAGAGTATAGATTCACTTCTGTATAATCAAGAATAGGAATATCTTTGTTGACATTACATAGGAAATAGTTGCCTAACTGAATACCGATAGTATCGTTATTAACTAATTCAGTAGCAGTGGGTCTCGGCAATTTAAACTTAGCAGAACTTTGATTTTCTACTCTGTACCCATTGATATATGCTGTGCCTTCTGATACAATAAGATCGAGGTTAGAATCAAGACCGTTATCAAAATCGTCGACGTTAACAGTAAAAGGATTAACTACATAATCGCCTGACTCTTCTTTAGTGCGTATAGAAAGTAGATCATTAATTTTATTGAACGAGTCTTGAATTTGTATTTCTTCGCTGATCTTTGAGTTTTCAACTCGCGCTAAGAACAAGAATGTTTGCGAGTCAGTAACTTGATCTTCGGTAGTTAGAACTAGGCTGATACGATAGCGATCAGCACCAGGAGAAGCTGTATTAACGACACCGTTTGTGTTGTCATATAATGCTTCAGTGTCATTGACAGTAACAATATCTTGAACGACTCTAAATCCTACGACAGTATCAATCGCAGAATTTTCGTAAGGAGATAATATGATAGATTGTTCAATAGTATTAACGAATCTACCTAGAGCAAAGAACTCGCCTTCTGCGACAGTAAACTTAACACCTTTACCAGTAGCGTTAGGTGTTTCTGTGATTAATTCATAACCACCACCTGACTGATCGAAGAGTGTGACCTGATCACCAAATCTAGTAGGAGTGTTTCCTGAGACTGCGCTTCCGTTATTGATATATTCAATGAACAACGTATCAAATAACTGCCCTGTTTTTGCTTGCGATACTTCTAGGACTTGTGCTTTGATATTAGTAATAGGATCAGAGAATATTGTTCCGACGGGTATAGCAGAGAATTCGCCACCTGCATTTGTCGAAGCGATCTTGACATAATCGTATGCGCTATTGATACTAGTGCCAGCACCTGAGATAGCCGCACCTTCTTTGTATAAATTGCCGCCCATCCTGCTCATTTCAGCAAAGATGATACTCTGCAATTGAGTAAGTTCTCGGGCTTGCAATGCGCGACCACTATTAAACAATATTTGATGATAATTGTTTGTTGGGTCAAAATCGTCTGCGTAAGTACCTGGTAACGTAGCGGAAGTATATTGGTTTGCCATTTTTTAGTCTCTTATTATCTTAGCTGAATTACGATTCGAATATCTTCGGTTTGATTACTTGCTCTAGTAATCTCGTCTACATTATTTATATACATTATATCACCCGAATATGCATCAATGTCGGGTGATAATAATGCGCTTGTTCCTGCAATGCCTGTACGAATTAAGTTAGATAGCCCGTCTGTAGCATTGAATTCACCAAATCCTGTTTGTTCGTCTTGCCAGTAATATAATTTACTATCTACTGTATCGTGGTAATAGACCTTAGCTGTAGCTGTTCCTGCATCATTTTTGAATAGATCGTCGATTTCAAACGTGCCATTTGATACAGTAACAGATAGACCCTTCAAGGCACTTCCTGTGTTAGCAGAGAAAGCAGTCGAAGTGCCAAAGGCGTTTACATTTTTGAATAGGGCGATCTGATTAAAGTCGTTCTCTATTCTAATACTTTCGTTCTCGTTCGCAATAAAGTCAGTCTGAAGCATCAGCGCGTTCGACTTTAATGTTTTGGCGATATCAGCATGAACGCCCAATTTTGGTGATAGTATAGGGCGCAGAACGGCATCGCCTACACTGAGTTTTAGATCAGCATAATCATAGCCACTTCCATGTCGATATTCACCTGTGTTGGCATCTGTATCTACTAATACTCGTGTCACTGCTCCGTTAGAAATATCGACAGTGAATGCGGCTAGACTTCCGTTGCCTGTAACTGTTATAGTAGGGACACTTGTTACTGTAGTTCCACCACTTACAATCTCAACTCCTATTATTTCACCGCCTATAGAAGCATCTTGAAGATTCTTTTGTGCGTTCTCTTCTGCAATTAATCCAAGAGCAGATACTTTTTTAACCGGTGTCCAGTTTGCTGTTCTGTATGTCGCATAAGCTACGTTGGATATTCTATACATGAATCTCCATCTATATCCATCACCAAGCTCGAACGTCTTTCCGTCAGAAGCGTAGCCCCCACCTAGAGCAGAACTTCGTTGAAATGTTTGGGTGGGTTCGTCTACAGAAGTGTTAATAGTACCGTCAGATAATTTACCAACACCTACGCAAATAAACACATCATTGAATGAGTTTATAGCATAGAAGTTTGTTAATGCGTGGTTGTTGTCATCCCAATGATTATAAATTGTACCACTCACCCAATTAACAGTAGGCACAACATACGAAGTATTCGCAAGTGTTTTGACTGACTGGAGGGTTTGTCTAATTTGAGATTGCGCGTAGTTTGAGCCAACATCAGAAGGAGCAATGTTAACGAGACCCGAGATATTATACGCGTCTCCCTTTGCTAGACCCACATAGTAGTTTGATACGGATCCGTCAATGTCGGCTTTTAACTCGTCTAGCAGAGACATTCGAAATTGATTAGTAATCGCTGAGGTCATGATTAGTTCTCTTATTAATATGTATCTATTTATACTGTATCTGTGAGTACTGCTAGAGCCGTTGAAGCTGTAGCATCGAATTTCAGAATGTTATTTCTGAAAGGATTGATCACTGACTGGTTAGCCGGAGTGGCATTAATCTTGACAAATTCACCATTAATGAGTGTGCCGCCAAACGAGTTTAATGTTACTGTTCCTGCGCCTGCATCATAAGAACCAATGTCATCGACTTCCGCAATGCCGGTAGCGACACTAATAGCTTGAATGACATTTGAATCAAGAACATTCCGGAGAAAACATATCTTACCGTTAATAAAGAAGTTGCCTGAACTAATAACATATAGCGTATCATCAGGAGGACTTATTGAAGTTGGATAATTAATGATGTAATCAACCGCACCGAGTTTAGGATCGAATCTTGACTGCATACTAATTTCTGCGCGACTGGACAATACAGAACCATCGACCGCATCAATAGCACTTAGCATATTCGATCTTCGGAAAGACTTGTCGAACGCACCAAGATTATTCTCGAAGTATGTTTCCATAGCACTAGCCACATTCGTCTCGACTTGCGAACGAGAGGATGAAGTCAAGTTAGGATTGAATTGAAAGAATGTTTTCACTTCAAGGAACGTGTCTACTGGATCAGAAAATTTAATGTCGAATGAAGCGACCGATAAGTCTTTTGCAAGATTCGTTATGGCTTCTTTAGTGTTAGTTATAACAGTAGCGTCGGTCGTAGAGAATTCGATTGATAGAAAGACTGATCCGTATGTCGCAGGAAAATTATCTTCACCGCCCCAAGCTTTGATGTCCTTTATAACATTAGCATAGCTTCTGAGTGTCAAAGCGGCATAGTCTTCAGCAGTGACCATTCTGTTCTGCGAAGCGTATATGTAAGGCGCGTTTTTACGAATCGACTCAATTGATTCTTTTGCGTTACCACCACCAGATTGTGCGATAGTCGTTACAGTAATATCATAGCCGCCTGCAATCTGTGCATCAGGGCTAAATGTTCTTGCACCGTTCGCTTCAGCTCCAGATACAGCAGTGTATTCGACAAGAATTTTATTGCCTGCAACGGGTGCTTGAGAACCTAGACGAACACCATTACCAAACGACAACTCATAGAATCCGTTGGGTGTCTCTTTACACACGAACAAGCGCGTTTTTTCGTTAATTGAAGTCGCACCGTTAATGTTGATAAACGTCTTTCCGTTTATAGAAGATGGTGAATCAAACACTGTGACTTTGACTGTATCTAGGTCTAAGTTTGTTACTGGTATAACATATGAGTCGAGATCACTGCCTTGACCAGCAATGAATGATTTTGTTTTGACAACACCTTCATAGATAGGAACATTCTGATTACCATCAATCGCGAAGAAGTACTGATCGCTTCCATTGTTTCTTGCGATAAGGGTATTTCGTGTTTGGAACGTATAAGTCTTGTTATCGACAGTAGATGAAAATGTACTGCCCGCAGGTAATGTTACGCTCGACGGAGGATTAACATCGATTGTTGTGAATAGATTCACGACAGCATATGAAGCTGTTCTTGAATTGACAGTGTAGCCCAAGCTACTTGCAAGACCAACAAGAGACGATCTAAGCTGTGCGGTACTTAAAAACGATTCGTTCAAAGCGTAGTTAGCGACCAAACTATTTTGGTGTGTGTTATAGGCTAGAACGTCAAGAAGACTCGATAGAGCCGAAGCCTCAAAGTTATAGTCACTAAATTCCGCACTGTTCTGTAGATGCACTTTTAGACTATTCTTTATTTCGTTAAAATCTAGATCAGTAGATTTAATGGTTGTAGCCATTACGCTTTCTCTCCGTTAAGATGGGGTAGATATGATAAGTACATTGCCAGAAGTATCTGCGAATGCTATTTCGTCACCGTCTTGAGTTAGAATTGCACCGTCAATAGTTTTACCTATATCTCTTGACAAGTAAAGTCCAAACTCTGATAATATGCGATTATCGTATTCAGTCTTAATTACTTGTTGAGGTATATCAGCTACAGTGACAGGAACAACCACGCCTCTATCTGGTCCGGCTATTTGATCAGTGATACTTAATCGCAGTGTATCAATTAATTGTGTATTGATAACACGAAATTCTATTGTAACATCGACCGTATTGTAATCAGGTGTGGCTGATACTTGAAGTCTCTGTACTGCAACCCTTGGCTCGTATCGTTCAATCGCTTCTGTGATAGCCGAAGATATTTCTTCGCCCGATTCTTCGTCAGCTAGACTAAACAATAGTGAATATAGGTCAGCACCGAATTGTGGTCTATAAGGCTTCTCGAAACGATTAGTTAATAGCAGAGTTTTAATAGCCTGCTTTACTGCACCCGCATCGGTCTTTTTAAAGATATCGCCATCCGTAGATGTCTTTTTCTCGAAGACTAGATCGAAGTCAGTATACAGTCGTTCGCTCGTAAGCCTAACACTAGTGTTAAGTTTACCGTCCTCTGTAGAGAAAATCTTAGCCATGCATTATCGCCCTTTTCTTTTATTTATAGTCTTTTCAAGAGAAGAAATCAAATATACTTTCTACTTCAGGAAGTATTTCGAGTAGTTCGTCTTTTGCTTGAAGCTCACCATTGTATGTCGTTTCAAGATCATATTTAAATGAAAGGTCGTATGTTGTTGGAACTTTTGGCATCTCTAATATAATCGAGCATGTGAGATCACCCGACGGATCGAACGTATCGTAGTCAAGTGTCAGTTTATCATAATTGCAATAGTCTTTTAAGTACACTGCTAGGTCAAACGACATTTGTGGGTCTGACTTACCTTTCTTGTCGACAAGCTGATACGCTACGGCTCTACCGGTTCTTCTTAAATCATTGATACTGCCAGCGGTGGGTCTCTCACCGATATAAGTTGGAATACGAGCTATCCATCCGTCCGGACCTTTACCAAACGATCCTTTATTTTCACTCGCTAGTTTCTTAGCTTGCGCTTCACTCCCGACAGCGCGTTCTTCTACTGTGAACTTTGGATTAGGTTCGTATATTCCTTCGCTCACAACTAAGCGATGCCTAGAGAAAAACGAGTTTGCTATTACTGACTGGATGACTTGAGTGTGTAGGACTAGATTACGAGCAATCTGTCTTTTATCAGGTGCACCAAAGAAGTCTTCCGCATATAGCGTATCAAGTTGTGTACGCGATCCTTTAGCACCTAAGAACTTCGCAAGAGATATGCCAGGACCTAGTTTAGTCGTAGACGTTATATCATCTTCGAAGTCAGGATTATATTGTGGATTAACCAGTAGTATCATTTTGTGTTCACCTTAAATCTTTTGCTTCTCGTGTCAGCGGGATTGTTTCCTAATGTAGTAGTTCCGAAATGAATTGTTCCTTTCTTATTTGCTGATCTACCAATGTTTCTAGGAATGTTCTTTTTAAAATCTCTGTTAAGTTTATTTTCACTTACAAGAAAGCTCGTAAATGCATTATTGTTAAAATGCGCTGTATCTCTTAGCTTCGATCTTATCTCATGAATCGAAGGATCTTCATTAAACAATTCTTTGTAGTCATCCGACTTACTTATCTTTTCTTTAAGTAAAGGGTCGACCTCAACATTTCTGATTCCGTAGTTGCTTGTCGATAACTGCATCTCTACTATAGCGGGGTTTGGTAAAGGTGCTGTGGGTGCTAAAGGAAGATATGTCATAATTCCGGGTATTGGATTAGGGGATGAAATTGTAGTTGGCTTTTCTTTAGCGGCTACTAACGCCTTAGCCGCACCACTTGCATATTCTGCGATAGATGATTTAATAGCATAATCTGCATGATTCGCTTCTGTAGCTTTACCGACCAATGTTCCGTAGAATGTCGCGAGATTAGTTAGACCTCCTGGCATACCACCATACGTCTTGCCGTAATAGTCAATTGTTGAACCACCTATTGTTCCTTTATGACCGATAACGCTAATATGTCTTGCGCTAATACCTGCCACGCTCGACGCGACGACCCACTCGTTGACAGCAGTTTGTGTAATATTGTTAGACGATAACATCTCAATATCACCTTCAACATAATTTTTCTGATCACCTTTAACTAATACATTAGTAGAGCCTAATAGTGTTTCGGTGTTCATACCTACCACTTGCGCTCCTCTCGAACCTCGTATCGTATAGTTCTGATCTTTACCGACAGTTTTGTTGTGCCGACCTTTTATACTTTCTTTGGTGTCACCGGCGACAGTGACTTTATAATCGCCACCCACGTCGACATTATAATCACCACTAACACGTAAATTAAGACTACCTTTATAAACAAGATCACCATCCCCTTCAATAATTGCGGTATGATCACCGCCTGTCACTTCAATTCTTTTATTTTTAGACACGACAACTACTGTGCCGTCAGCCCTCATTTCTACACCAGCGCCTGTTCTGTGCTTTAATAATATTCTTTCACCCCCGGGCGTATCGTCATACTCGATAACATGACCCGAAGGAGTTTCGTTAGTATCGTTGTGAGGATACATCGAAGGCTCTTGGCTAGGCATATCAATCGATACACCTAGATCACCACCACCAATATCAAGATTATTAACTTTCTCGCCTTTAGCGGCTTTGTTTACACTTGAGCTAAAGAAATATTCTCGCTTAGGAAATTCGCCTGACGGATCACTGAATCCATCCTTTGGCACACCGACGGTATCTTCTTGACCAACACCTAGATTTTTTTCTCGTGCGTCTAAATTATCTACTTTATTCGTCATTTGTTAATAACTCTTTAGCTGTAAAGGGTTGTTGCTTGAGCGGAGTCTTGAACTCACTCTTTAATCCAAAGTTCGATTGTGCGTAG